TCTTTTCCCCAGCCATCTATCCTATTTAAACGGGCTTCTGTTCCTGCGTCTGCAGTCCATCCTTTCCCCACATCCCATATTGCTTTCATAAGAATTGCACTCTTTAAATCTGGCACTGAGTTGAAATAACCCCAGTATTGGCTCCAGTCTGGGTTTGTATATTCTGTCTCTTTCTGGTCTGTTGCTCCATCTGTATCCATAGGGTCTATTGAAAAGTCCTCTATTACATTAGACATATTAGTTGCCTTTGCTTGGTTCATGTTATATGTTGGCATTATAAGTTCACCTTAAATGGTATTTGCACCACTGTTTTAGTTTCATTATAAGTCATAGTTCCCCATCCGTCCTCAGGTGTTCGGTTGTTTGGGTCTGCTCCAAATCCCACTGGGTTAGTATCTGCAACTAAGAAAACATAAAACCTTAACTTTTCTTTATCTTTAAAGTCTGTGCTTGGGAAATCGTAAACAGTAGAAGTCATAATCCCACCAGATGCATAAGGTGCTGGATGTATCCAAGTAGACGAAGCCCCAGAGGTTATATGTAAAGTAGAGCCATCTTTATTAATTTTATCAAATCCAGTATGAGCATAAAGTATACCCCCAGCCTCCGCAGCCGCCCCATGATATATTGGCATTTGAATAATAACATCTCCATCTATTGTTTGTGGAAGTTTAAATGACATATCAAAGTTCATACGGTTCGAAGGCCCATGCAATATCGTCCTAATAGCATCATTACCTGAAAAGATAGTGTTTGAAAGAACGCCAGATGCAACCGCAGAGCCGCTTGCAGTTCCGACAAACAAGTCTGTTCTGCTTATACCTGTTGATATATCTGTAGCACTGAAATTAACCAGTGGTTGTTCTCCACCACCATAAGCATTTGGAATTGGCATTACATTTTCTCCTGAACATCAATCTCTTTTAAGAAAGCTATCCCTTTTCTAAATTTATCATTATTTACATTTAACATAGTTTCAACCTTTGATGGATATGCTGAAGGGTCATAGTTTATAATCTTGTTAGCAATATCCGCAGAGGCAATATCCGCCAGAGCACCTTTAAAGTTTGTTGCAGCAGATGAAGCTAACCAATCCCTTCTGGTCTCTGAATTAATAGAGGCTTCTGTCTCATCACTCCAAGCATTTAAGATTGTACTATTTAAGATAACATCTGCGTTTGCATTTGCTCCTGCCTTTGCGATTGCTGCTCCTGATGTGCATAATGTAAAACTCATATTATGAAGGGGGTGAAACGTTTCAGTGTTTACACTCAAGCCCGCCAATACTAATCATCCCAGATATTTAAAACTTTGCTCTTTCCTGTATATTCAATAAATAAATCTAAACGCCTATCCTTGTCTGCTTCCCATGCTGCCCTTATTAGGCCTTCTGCAACATGAGAATAGCTTCCGAATATTCTTAGCTTTGTTGGTTGTCCTCTATTAATCACATGTTCGAATTGTATAGACGACAAAGATGCTCTGACTTCGTCATCATCTAAAAGCAATATCTCTCCATGCTCCATCATAGATATAAGGTTGTTATACATATCCTCATTTAAAATTGTAATTCTACTTTTCTGTTCTCTGTCTTGTGTTAATTGTCTGCTGTTTAATGCTACTACTTTGCTTCTTGTTGAACTGTTTACCAGAAGATGGTCAAGAACACTAACTCCCAAAGTCCCAGCACCTGCATCTATTCCTATTTTTCTGAATTTATACATTAACTCTAATTCTATAATCTTCTGTTCTGTTTCAGTTGTCCTTTTCTTCTTTGTAATAATATTCTCAACATGATGGAATAGTTTATTATTAACTTTTCTAAGGATTTCATAAGTTCCCTCATCCTCTCCCATCCTTGCAATATCTACTCCTAAGTAGTAACTATCCCCCTTTCTAATATTAGGCGGTCTTTTAAGGATGCAGCATTTGTTTAATAGCTCCTCTTTAAACACTCTCTTTAAATCATCTAAGAATTGAGCCAGATATTCTTGAGCGTAAGCAAGTGCTGGAAGTCTTTCTTTTTGAATATCTAAAAACTCCTTTGTATGTCTTGGGCAATCCTCAGCAGAAACATAAAAACGCTTAAATCTCTTATCCAAAGAACATTTATAAAAAAAACCTTCCTTCCCGCATGGAGTAGAGGCTATATCCATGGAGCCCTTAATAACTGACATCATAGGAGATGCTGCGATAAAATACTCGTCACTCATCCTCGAGCCTTCATCTGTCATTAATTTCTTGATAGTGAAACCTCTTAACCCCCCGCCTTCCTCTCCAGCAGCATAACATAACACTCCAGTCCCATTTTTGAATAAAAGTTTGTGTTTTGTGTATTTATCTTTGCCTTTAGAGATTATTAGCTTCGGATACTTCTCTTGAGCATAAGCCAAAGCCTTAGCAAGCATATGATAGGCTTGTTTCTCAGTAATTGAGTTAATTAGAACAAATTCACCTTTTTTAAAGTGCTTAATACATAATTCAATAGCTTTTATGCTCATAGCCGTAGTTTTGCCAACTTGACGGCCACATAACAAGAAACAGTCTTGATTTGGTGGTGTTTTAAAGGCATAGTCTTCTTGCCAAGGGTCTAAGCTCATCCAAGGCCTATTGATATCATATTCCATCATCTAAATCAACAGCATTATCCTTATGGCTATCAATATACTCCTGCAAGCATCTAAGAAAACCTTTAGACATGTTCTTACTGCGCCGATTTAGGATAGTAATAGCCCAGTGTTCTCCTTTGTATATCTTAACAGTTATCTCAGGATTATAACTGATATGATGGTTTTGTATTACTTGTTTTTTTGGCATTTTGGATATTTGGAAAGTTCCTTCTCTAAATAGGTGATTAAAGCTTCACACTTATTAGTCTCCATTACTAAGTCGCATCTCGCTTCTCTCATCCTTTCCAAGTCTTTCTCATAATGCTCTCTTGTTAGTTTAGTTTTCATTATGAAACTCCTCATGTTGAGTTACCTTCCTTGCATCTTCTATACACTGGTCTGCTCTATAATCTGCAATCATCCACTCTTTCATTATATATTCTTTGAAGTCTTTCCAAATTATCATTTTTTCTGCTTTATGACATTTGTTAAATATTTTGAGAACTCTTTTAGTTAGCATAGTTGGAACATGAACTATCTTCTGGTTTAAGTCTCCAGATGGAACTTCAATTGTCCTCATTTTCAATCCTCCATTTAGCAATCCTAACATATTCAGAAGCCTTCCTTTGCGAGCAACACCAAATTGCAGCAACTTCTAAGATTGCATCTTTAATATCTCTATCTGGATTAGCTCTTAATGAATTTCCAATCTTACTAAGCCTATTCTCTCTTTCCTTCATTTGTTCTATTATAATTGAAACCATGATAATTAGAATACATCCTACTATATAAAGATTGTGGTTGTGTGTCAATCATAAAGAAAGAAAGAACCAAAGAAAGAAACGCTTTACTTTGCTTAGAAGACCCACGACTGAACCACAACCTCTTAACTACTTCCTACTCACTTGCTTGCCTCGTTCTTATGGTGTGATATAGCTTATGAATATTGATAGCTTAGATTTCACTTATCTAAATTGTAATCCGTTCTTTATATAGTTTTTGTGTCTACTTTCTTTTTGTGTGTCTACAATTAGTGTGGACGTATGTTTTGTGTGTCTACATATTTCTGAAATTTGTTTGTGGGGACGGGCTCAAAAGGGTAGCTAAAGGGCTAATAGTCGCTAATTCTGGTACTTCAGAAAGTTATTCGGTACAACGGGGATACCCCCCACCCCTATTTCCTATGGAGTAAGCCAGCCCGCCCTTCGGGCACAGCCCACCGCAGTGGGCTGTAATAGCATAGGGCTGGCTTACCTTTGAAGCTTCGTTTCCTATGGAGATAAAGCCCAGCACGGCCTAACGCTTGCTAGAAGTATATTAGTTTGCTCTAAGCAAACTAAGTAAACAGATTATTTAAGCCTTATGGATTAGTGCTGGGCAAGAGAGACTGGGCAAGACTATAGCCCTACCTTCTGCCTATACATAATCAAGTCTTTTGCTAATTGCTCAGAAGTCACCCACTCGCCTATCTTGAATATCTCAACTGCCTTATTAGCAGTCCATGTTATAGCATCACCAAATCCCCATATGTACCCTATACTCAAACCTATAAAGAACCCCAATATAAAGAACACAACCATCTTTTTATGATTACCACTTATTAACATAATGACATATGTCATCTATGCTTTTAAACTTATCCTTACCCTTACCCTTACCCTTACCCTGAAATCCTTGC